GATAGATAATTGTGTTTATCTAAATCAAGTATATAACTATGGTCTTAATGGGTGGAGCTACGAAAATCCTTATGGTACTGTTCTTAGTCCATATAGGATGGGGGATTTCGATGGATACTATAGTGGTGCTATCCCTTTCGTAGATTCCTTCACCTCTACGACTCAACGAATATTAGTGGGAGGAAATAGGTATATTGGCTATAGTATTCACATCCTTCAGGAGTCGGAAGTTAATCTTTCTCATAGGTTATCCCAGCTGTTTTTGTCGTCGTTCGGGTTGGGTAATTATTATTTTGGCGTCTGTTTAATTGGTGCTACTGCCACATATAGAGCCACCTCAAGTACGGCTATATCTAACACCACTAATACAGTTGATTTTTACCTACCTTCAAGTATACCACTTGGAGTATATACAGCTTACCCGTTTGTGAGTAAGTATTCATTAACTCAAAATGGAGCTGACATAACAGGTAATGAATTTTACTCATTGCCAAGTATCAATCCATTGACACTAAGCATTGTTGAAAGTATAATTAATGCGTCATTTGAAGGGTCTATCGATAACAACATATGTACTTACTCGGTAACACTTAATAACAGAAATACTATCAGTGAGACATTTAATTCCGTCAACGTGTTATTTAGATATCAGAGTAATGCCATTGGAGACGCAAAGCAAACGGGTGAGGTTTTTGTTGTTAGGATTCCAAAAACCGTTGCTGCAGGAGCTGATTATACCTATTCGGACTCAACTGTTGATGTTACCCAATTATTACTTAATAATAATCTGTATGTCAAGGTTTATCTTTCCATCACTACTCAAAGTGGTGAAACAATAACAAAAGAATATAGTGTTAATAATAATGGAGGGTCTGGAGAGATTTTCTAAATAATTATATGATGGATGTTAAAATAAAACTAATGTGACTATAAATAATATTATTATGAAAATTTTAATGACTGATACTGCTAGTGCTTAAAATAAAATCTAAATCAGATAAAAGATTAATCATTGAAGGTATAGTAAATGGTAAATCTGCAAACTTTCTTATAGATACGGGAGCTTCAATAGCTCTCATATCTGAAAGTCATAGGAAAAAATTTGACCTTAAAAGAGGTAGAATGTATAATGGCACTATAATTGGTGCTGGCGGTGAAATTGGTATGTGTTATATTTGTGATACATTTCCAATAATAAATGGAAAACAATTTTCCCAATTTATTTTAACAGATATGAGTGGTATTATTCAATCTATAGAGAGAGAAACAGGTATAGAGATTTTAGGAATTATTTCTCTTCCTCAGATGAAAATAAATGGAATGCAAGTAGATGCAAATGATAATCTAATAATTTTTGAGTAAATATTTTGATATTTAAAAAAATATACTTATTTTTGTGGAAATTAAAATTTAATATATTAAAATAAATGATTATGGAATTAGTTAAAACTAGTGAAGATTTTAGGAGAAGTTATGATGAAGTTGGACAAAGTTCTGATATTATAAATTCAGTCCAATATTCCTTAAAAGATGGGGATATACAAGTAGGTAATATAAATGTTTATAAAGGTGGTTATAGTATTAATGTTATGTACAATAATAAAGATGTTACTACATTAATAAATGAAGTTAGTACTATGATAGCAGCAACACAAGTAGTAGAATAATTAAAAAATTAATTAAATGAAAGTAGAAGAAATACTTAAAGCTTATAATGCTTTAAAAGATTTAAAAATGACTGATGTCAGTGAGGGAGAAATGATTAAAATATGGAAGAATATTAAAGCATTTAGACCTATAGTAGAAACTTATAATAAGGATGTTGAAGATGTTAATAAGTCTCTTCAAGATAAAAAGTTTGAAGAAATGCAATTACTTGCACAACAACTTAGAGATAATGAAGCTAAAAGAACTGCAGGAACATACACATTTTCAAGTGAAGATTATAAAGATATTGAAACTGTAAATAATTATTTTAAAGATTTTAATAAAAAGAGTGACAGTTATTTTAAGAAACTCAATGAAGTGGATGTTGAGATAACTATAGAAAAACTTAAAGAAGAAGAGATGTTAAAATGCTTTAAAGCTAATGGAAAGTCCTTTAAAGATATAGAAGATATTGAGCAATTATTCTAATTGATTTGTATATTACTAATTTTTATATAGTTAAGTGATTTAAGTTATTTAATATAACTTATTCACTTAACTATATTTTTTTATTATCATTTTTACTATTTTTGTAGTTAAATTAAATTAATTATGAAGAATATATACATTATCATCCTAGTGCTTATAATGGCACTAAGTGGATGTAAAACTATACAAGAAGTTCCTGTAGAAGTTGTTAAGTATAAGATAGAATATATAGATAGGTATAAATTAGATAGTATACTTATAAAAGATAGTGTAGATAGATTTATAAAAGGTGATACTTTAATATTATATAAATAGAAATTAATCACTAGATATATAGTATCTAAAGATACTATTAATACTACAGATTCTATAGAAAAACCTGTATATATAACAAAAACAGTTACTACTAATAAGATGAATAAATTCCAGAGTTGGTTATTTTATATAGGATTGGCTACTATATTATATGGTATTTATCAGTTAATTAAATTAATAATTAAAATAAAAAATAATATTAGTTTATAAAATTATAATAGAAATTTAAAATATTAAAAATAAAAAATAGAAAGAGAAATAAATTAAAGTAATAACAATAAAAATTAAACCAAAATTATAATTATGACAACAACAGTATTGCAATACTTAGGGGCATTATTAACTTTGATAGTTTCTAATTGGATAACTTGGTTTTTATCTAGAAGGAAATATAATAGTGAGGTTGATGGTACTCTTATTAAAAATTTATAGGAATCATTAGCTTTTTATACTAAAGTGTGTGATGATAATCAAAGAAGGTTAGAGGAAAACCTAGTTAAAATTAAGTAGTAGGATGATACTATTGAACTACTTAGAAAACAAGTTGAGGAACTTAAGTGTCAAGTTCTGAGTATAAAAAAGCATTAATATAATATATTTTATCTTCAATGATTTTTAATATATGGAAATAACAGTTAAAAGAAAATTTAAAGGTAATAACTATACAATAGGAAGTTTATATATAGATGATAAATACTTTTGTGATACTCTGGAGGATATTGATAGAGGATTAACAGATAATATGACAGATAGTTATATATCAACTGTTAAAGTTGTAGATTAGACTGCTATACCTACAGGAAGTTATAAAGTCACAATAACTTACAGTAATAGATTTTAGAAGTTATTACCACTTATAAATAATGTAAAAGGTTTTAGTGGAATAAGAATTCATTCAGGAAATACTAAAGAGGATACTTCTGGATGTATACTTGTTGGCTTTAACACAGAAAAAGGTAAAGTAGTTAATAGTAAGGTTACTTTTGATAAACTATTTAATATTCTTCAAGACACATTGAATAATGGGGAATAGGTTGAAATTAAAATTATATAATAAAAAACTGGTACTATTTGTAAAAATAGGGTAATAATAATAAAAAAGTAAAATAGCTTTTAATAAGGTTTTAAGTAATTTACTTTACTTAATATAAGTAGTTTTTTTATGCTATTGTTTAACCTTATGCTTTTACATAACTTCGCAGTGTTTTTAAGATAAATAGGAGATAAAAATTTATGGAAGATTTAAATTTAGATAGCATTTTAACATCAGATGAATTTGAAGATAGTCTGTTTGGTGAAAATGTTGAAGAAACACAGGATGTCCTAACTTCTAAAGAAGAACCTGTTCAAGAGGACAAAGATAAAAATAAAATAGAAACTACTGAGGTTGATGCAGAGACTTTATTTGCTGAAAAACCAGAGAGCGTAGGTAGTGAAGATGATAGCAAGGATGGGGAAAATACTTCTTCTAACAAAGATGATAGTAATTCTCCTAATAAAAACTTCTACTCTTCCATAGCTGCAGCTTTTAGTGAAGATGGTATTTTCCCAGACCTTGATGATGAGACTATTTCTAAGATTAAAGGACCAGAAGATTTAGCTGATATTGTAGAAAAACAAATTCAAGCTAAATTCGATGAAAGACAAAGGAGAATTGATGAAGCTTTAAATGCAGGTATGGAACCTGATGAAATAAAGAGTTATGAAAATACAATCTCCTATCTTGATGATATTAAAGATGATGATATTACAGCAGAAAATGAAAATTCTGAGAATCTTAGAAAAAGACTAATTTATCAAGATTTTATTAATAGAGGTTGGAGTAAAGAGAGAGCTTAGAGAGAAGTAACTAAGTCTTTTAATGCTGGAACTGATATTGATGATGCTAAAGAAGCTTTAACAAGTAATAAAGATTTCTTTAAAGGGAAATATAATTCAATTTTAGATGAAGCTAAAGCTGCAGAGCAAGAAGAGATTCAAAGAACTAAAGAAGAAGCTGCAAAACTTAAGAAATCTATCTTAGAAGATAAGAAAGTATTTGGTGATGTAGAAATTGATGCTGCTACAAGACAAAAGATATTTGATAATGTATCTAAACCTATTTATAAGGATGAAGATGGTAATTATCTAACTGCTGTTTAGAAGTATCAATTAGAAAATAAAGCTGACTTTCTTAAGAATCTTGGTATTATCTATACACTAACAGATGGATTTAAAAATCTTGAAGGTTTAGTAAAAAGTAAAGTAAATAAAGAAGTAAAAAAAGGTCTAAGAGAATTAGAACATACTATTAATAACACTGCAAGAACATCAGATGGAAACTTAAAATTTGTAGGTGGTAATGAAGATGAACAGTCATTTATTAATAGTGGTTTTAAATTAGATGTTTAAAAATAAATTAACTAATAAATTTTAATATTTATGGCTGGAAATTTGAGTAAATTCCAAATGCAATCTTTCCAATCTTGGAAAGGTTTAACTAGAGAGAATCACTTAGGAGCTATATTTCAAGCAGCTCCACAAAAAGCATCTAACCTTATGGTATAGTTGCTTGCTTTCAATAGAGGAAAGACACTTGATACTTTCTTGAATTAGTTCCCAACTAAAGAGTTTGATGATGACTCAGAATATACATGGGATGTTATTGGTAGTAATAGAAGAAACATTCCTCTAGTAGAAGCTAGAGATGAGAATGGTGTAGTTGTAACTAGTTCAACCATTACTAATATAGGTGCTGGCACAGTTCCTTTCTATTTGGTATTCCCAGAGGATTGGTTTGCTGATGGTGAGTATATTGTAGGTAACTTGAATGAGCTTTATCAATTTAGAATTCTTGGAGACCCTAGAATGGAAGGTACTAATGCAGTTTATAAAGTAGAACTTGCTGGTGGTAACACTGCAGGATGTCCTGCTGAAAGACTGTTAGCTGGTGAGAGGTTTAGTGTTGAAGCTGCTTTTGTTGAGAGTGAACTTTCAAGAAAGGTTGGTGATGTTAGATTCTCAGCTCCTGTATCTATGAGAAATGAGTTCTCTACAGTAAGAATACAACATAAAGTTGTTGGTAAAATGCTTAACAAGAAACTTGCTGTTGGTGTGCCTATTATTAAAGAAACTGGTGGTAGATATACACATACAGTAGCTAATATGTGGATGCACTATGTAGATTATGAAGTTGAATCTCAATTCTCTGAATACAAGAATAATGCAATGATGTTTGGTAGAAGCAACAGAAATATCAATGGTGAATATATGAACTTTGGTAAGTCAGGTTCACCTATTAAGACAGGTGCTGGTTTGCTAGAACAAATGGAAGTTTCTAATACAATGTATTATAATAACTTCTCATTGAAATTGCTTGAGGATGCTTTATATGAACTAAGTGCTGCTAAACTTGATATGGGAGATAGACTTTTCATGATAAATACTGGTGAAAGAGGTGCTATCCAATTCCATAAAGAAGTACTTAAAACTGTATCAGGTTGGACTCAGTTTGTTCTTGATAATAACTCTATAGGGGTTGTACAAAAGACACAATCACAACTACATACTAATGCACTTTCTGCAGGTTTCCAATTTGTAGAATACAAAGCTCCTAATGGTGTTAGAGTTAAATTGAATGTTCAATCATATTATGATGACCCAGTAAGAAATAAAGTATTACATCCAAATGGTGGTGTGGCTATGTCTTACAGATATGACATTATGTATATAGGTACTATGGACCAACCTAATATCTTTAAGTGTAAGATTAAGGGTGATAATGAATTGAGAAGTTATCAATGGGGTCTTAGAAATCCATTTACAGGTCAGATGGGTAATCCATATGCATCATTTGATGAAGATTCTGCAATAGTACATAAAATGGCACAATTTGGTGTTTGTGTATTAGACCCAACTAGAACTATGTCACTTATCCCTGCAATACTTCAGGGTTAATTATAATAAGGGAGGAGTAATTCTCCTCCCTTTATTTATTGTATTTTTTTAAAATAATATTAAGGAGAAAAATAAGGAGATATTATGGAAGATAATATTAATTTAGATATGGAAGATTTACCTCTTAAAGAGGTATCAAAGCCTGAAATTAAGGCTACAAAAGAAAATAAAAGTAAGAAGATAGTAGAAAATAATAATAATGAAGATATTATTAGTTGTCTAATAAATCAGAGGGTTATTATAAGACATATACCAAAGCAAAGTGGTATGGTAACTAATCCTAAACATATATTATATGGTGGTATGGCAGAAAATGCAGTTGATACTTTTGTAGTACCAAAATTATCATCAGGTATGTATGCTAATGTATTAACTGATAAAGAGAAAGAGTTTTTAGAAGATATAATGGGATTAGAATATAATGCTCTTAGTATATATAAAAAAGTAGATAATTTCTGGGATGACAGTAATGATAATGGTATTTCAAGAGTTAGATTAACTAAACAAGATACATACTTAAATCTTTCTAATCCAGAAGATTATATAAGATATAAAATTTTATTAGCTAATAAAAATTATATAGCTCCATCTCTTCAAGTTCTACAAGACCTGCCAAAAGCTACTTATAGATTTGTAATTATAACAGAAGGTGAGGAAACTAAGGTAGCTAAAACTAATATGAGTTATACTATGATGTGTTATAAAGAGTTTGGTAAGATTGAGGATAATAAAGATATTCTTAGACTTATTGTAGAAACTCTAGATGGAAGACCAACAGCTGCTAATGTTAAATTAGAATTCTTACAGACAAAAGCTAATTCTTTAATTCAAGCTGATTCTAAGTTATTCTATAAGATTATTACAGACCCTTTATTACCTACTAAAGTTCTTATTAAGAAAGGTGTTGAGGCAGGTATAATTGCTAATAGAGATAATCATTTATATATGAGAGAAGATAATTCTCCATTATGTGAAAATAATGAGGAATCAACATTAAATATAGCTGCTAAGTATCTTAATAATCCTAAGCATTAGGAAGTTAAGTTTACTATAGAAAGCAAATTAAAATAATAAGTATATATGACTAATTCAGAGTTTTCAAATGAGTTTGATGTTCTTTATAATAACATCACCAGTAATTAGGCTCCAGGCTTGGATGAATATGAAAAATCTGTATTCTTGACTAAAGCATAGGATGAGATAGTTAAAGCTTATTTCAATCCTAGGCTTAATAAACCTTAGCAGGGATTTGATGGTAATGAGAGAAGGTAGATAGACTTCTCTATGATTATGAGAACCACAGATTATACTGACACAGATTTAACAGCTGCCACATTTGATAATAAAGCTAATAGTAAAAAAGTTACTATAGAGTCTGATTTAATGATGTTTATCAATGAGTTTGCTGATGTTACTAGAGGTGCTAGTTCAGTTAGATTAACTGTTATTCCACTAGATTATAAGGAATATGCTAGACTTATGACTAAACCTTATAAGAGACCTTTATAGTATCAAGCTTGGAGAATATTAGATAATAGTAATTCAGTTAATAATGTAGAGCTTATTATAGGTCCAAATGATACACTTACTAAATATAGTATTAGATATATAAAGAGACCTAAAGCTATAATCTTATCAGCTTTAGATGGAGTTACTTTAGATGGTATTTCAACAGCTCAAAATTGTGAGTTAGACCCTATACTTCACCAAGAAATACTACAAAGAGCAGTTGAGTTAGCTAAAGCAGCTTATACTGGAGACTTAAGTAGTTCTTTAGCTCTAGGATAGAATAGTGAAACTAATATGGGTATTGTAGCACAATCTAGATAATTATGACAACAGAAGAATTTTCAAATGAGTTTGACTCTTTAATAGCTTTTAATATTGATATATAGTTTGGGGAACAAAATCCTATAGCTTTTGATGAATATGAAAAATCAATATTTTTAACAAAAGCTTAGGAAGATATTGTAATATCATTGTATAGTGGTAAGAATATATCACAAGATTCTTTTGAAAAGACAGAAGAGATGAGAAGAACATTAGGAACCTTAGTTAAAACTGCTAAGTTAACTACTTAGGAAGTTAATAGTTCTGGTCTATCTGATGATTCTAAAATCTATATGTTGCCAAATGATTTATGGTTTATAACTTATGAACAAGCTACTATCTAGAATTTAGATTTTAAATATAATAAAACTAGAGTGGTTCAAGTAGTACCTACTTCACAAGATACATATAATATTACAAGTGAAAATCCATTTAAAAGGAATACTGATAAAAGAATTTTAAGACTAGATTTGGGGAATAATCAAATAGAACTTATTTCAGAATATACTATACAAGAGTATTTAATAAGGTATCTAATGAAACCATCTCCAATTATATTAGTTGATTTACCAGATGGTTTATCAATTAATAATATATCAAATAAAACAGAGTGCAGTTTACATGAATTACTACATAGACCTGTATTACAAAAAGCAGTTCAATTAGCTTTAGCTAGTAGAAGCACTCAAACAAATAATAATAACTAATCCTATTTTTTATATAGGTAATTGTATAATTTAATATTAAATTAAAATGGCAACATTTAGTGAAAATCAGGTTAGACACCTTTATGTAGCAAAGTCTAAAAAAGACTCAGTAGCAACATTGTCAACTGCAGGTGATATAGCAGTACTAGGTGATACTGCAAAGACAAATATGTACATCAGTTTTAAAAGTCCTGGTGGTATTGTAAGAAGTGATATAATTGATACTTCTAAAATTCTTTATGCTAAGGCAATTGCACCCTCAGCTATGGAATATAAACTTAAATCTTATAAAGTAGCTTTGGACAGTGCTATTAATGGAGGTGCTCCAGTTGTAGGATAGGATTATATTTTAAGAATTGTAATTAATAAGTATGTTGGCATGTCTGATGAGGACAAATACTTTAAATATGGTATGGTACATGCTAGTACTGGACTAACAGCTGCTAACTTCTATATTATGTTGAGAAATTCTTTAGAGAAAAATTTTGCTAGAGAATATAGTAAACTATTTAACTTTACATTAGATGGTACTCAAGCAACTAAAGCATTAGTTGATAATGCAGGTGTAACTGTAACTGCTAAAGAAATAGGTATAGCTGGTAATGATATTACTTTGGCAATTACTGATGTAGCTGCTGCAGCTACAGCTGTAACTGTAACAGGTACTGCAATTTCTGTAGCATTGAAGGCAGCAGATGCAACTATAGGTGGTTTAAAAGCTGCTATTGCTGCTAGTGCTGAAGCAAGTGCATTAATTACTATTGCAGGTACAGATGCTACTGCTGTAGTAGTAGAAGACCCTGCTGTTGCATTAGCAGGTGGTACAGTCACTGGTGTGATTATAACAGAAGCAGTTCAGAATTGGATTCTAGGTAGAGTTACACAAGAGCATGTAGAATTTACTCTTCAACCAGACCTTATTAAGGTTAGTGGTGATGATGTTATTTGGGGCACAGTAACTGTTAATGCTAGTGAAAATACTGTAATAGGTAATGGACATAAGATTGCAGACCTTGAATATTTCTGCATGGGTAATAGAGGTGATATCTATAGAAATGTAGGATTCCCTAAAGTTATTGCTACTACTTATTTGGTAGACCCAACTCTTACATATTATGTAATAGATTTGCACTATGCTTATTCAGATGGTGGTGTATCTGTACAAAATTCAGAGAAGACACTAACAATAGTTGGTAGTGATAAAGCTGAAATTAATAAAATAATTACAGCAATTAACACTCAAGCAAATGCTACATTACTTACTACTTTTGCTTAATAATATAAGGAAGATTTTATATCTTCCTTATATAATATAAACATTATATAGTAATTATAAAATTAATAAAGCTCTTGCATAGATAAAATACATTTTTTATCTTTGTGAGAGCTTTTTTCATATAAAATATAATAAATAATATTATGAGTACATTTAGAGAACTAACTTATTTAGTTTTAGATGAATTAAAATAGTCTTCAGATGATAAATATTATACTGTAGACCACATTTTATTTATATTATCTAAATATAGAGCATTTCTATTAAAATAGAAATATGCTGATATAAAGAAACTAATCCCAGAAGTAAATTATCAAGCTATTAAATTGACTCTTCAGGCAGTTCCAGCTATTAGTGGAGAACCTAGTGAAGGTGATGAATATATGAGAGGTACTGAGAAACTTCCATGTTTAATGAGGATAGGTAATACCACAATAGCAGATACTTCTTTAGATTATTTTAAAGGAGATATTGCATATGTAACTAGAGATAGATTTAGATATGTAGGTAATAATAAATATATGAATAATATAGTATATGCAGCAGTAGCCCCAGATGACTATTTATATTTTAAGTCAGTTAATCCTGAGTATATGAATATATAGACTGTTATGGTTACAGCTATATTTTAGGATGCTAGAGAAGCTTCTGAATTATCTATTAAAACATCTGATTAGTGTGACCTTATGGATAGAGAATTTCCACTAGAAAGTCCTCTAATTCCTATTATGATAGAATTAACAGTTAAAGAACTATCAGGAGCTCTTTATAGACCTAAAGATGATATTAATAACTCTGCTGATGATACTGTAAATAGTATTCCTAATAATAAATAATTATGAATCTTGAAGAGTAGAAGGAGTTCTTAGCTAATATAAAGAAACTTAATTAGCCTAGAAAGCATAAAGTAATAAAATCTTTAGGTGTTTATGATGCATATAAATATATTAGAAAAAACAAATGGTTTAATATAGGATAGGCAATAACAGAACATTAGTTTTATAGTATTATTAGAGGTATTAATAATTAGTTAGCTATTAATATAACTAATGGTGAAGATATTTAGTTTCCACTTAGAATGGGTAGATTGGAATTAAGAAAGTATGATACTTATATTAATATATAGAATAAAAAGATTAAGACTAATAGACCTATTGATTGGGATAAAACACTTAAATTATGGTATGAAGATAAAGAATCCTGTAAAAATAAAACACTTATTAAAATGGAAGAACAGGAGATATTTAAAGTACTTTATAATAAAGTTAAAGCAGAATATAATAATAAAGCATTTTATGAATTTACTATTAATAGAGATATTAAAAAAAGACTTAAATATAAAATTAAGAATAAAGAAATAGATGCTTTTAAAATGAAATAAATACATATATATATATTATGATAAAAGAATATAATTATATATCAATTAGAGAGATATTGAGTAGACTATTAAGACATCCTTTATTATAGGATATAGACTTAGAACAAGTCATATAGTATACTCTGGATTTTATAGGTACATTTGGTATGCCTAAACTATATAAGGATATGCAAGTTTCCTTAGATATAATAGAGGGTAGAGCCACATTACCTACTGATTTAGTATCTATAGTACAAGTTATGGATAATCAAACTAAAATATGTTTAAGGTCTATGACAGATACTTTTAATACTGAATCTAGAGGAGAATGTGCTTTTAAAGTACAAGGTGGTATTATATTTACATCCTTCTAGGAAGGTTCAATAACTGTAGCATATAAAGCTGTTCCTGTAGATGAACAAGGATGTCCTATGTTAATAGATAATGCAATTTTTTTGAGATGTTTATAGGCTTATATTAAAGTAGAAAAGTTTACTACATTATTTGATATGGGTAGAATATAGCCAGCAGCTTATAGCAATGCACAATAGGAATACTGCTTTTTAGCAGGTTAGTTATAGAGTGAATTTACTATACCTTCAATATCTGAAATGGAAAGTCTTAAGAGAGACTGGACTAGATTAGTACAAAGAAATAATGAATTTTCTAATGGTTTTAAAACATTAGGAGATAGAGAATATATAAAAATAAAATAATATGAGATTATAGCAAGAACCTCATATAATAAAGGGTATGTGTAGAGATAATAGTATCTCTAATCTAAATGCCACTTTAGCATATGAATGTAATAATATAAGAATCACTGCCAGGGATAGTAATACACTTCTCAGTGTTACTAATGAAAGAGGTACTAAAAGAATGATAGATAGTCTTGGTAATAATATTGAGATTATGGGAACTATATTAGGCTTTACAGTACTTAATGAATATATAGTTATATTTTCTACTAGTCCATCTACTGATTATATTTATAGATTAAATAAATCATAGTCTGGAGATTATTTTGAGTCTAATATATTATATAATTCAATTTATAAATTAGGCTTTAGTGTAGATTATCCTATATAGGCTTTTGGTGTTTATGAGAATGATAATATTCAAAAAGTATATTGGACAGATGGCTTAAACCAACCTAGAGTAATTAATATTACTAAAGCAGAATTAATAGGTGGAGTTAATGCTATGGAGACTGTTAGAATGAGTTATACTCCTACTTCATTTGATTTTGTATAGGAGTTAAAATTCAATGAATAGTTTTCAGTAACTAAGAATACTAGTAATGGTTATTTTGCTACAGGTGTTATACAATATGCTTATACTTATTATAATAAGTATGGATAGGAAAGTAATATAGTAGAGGTTTCTCCTTTAAATTATATATCTCCAACTACTAGAGGAGGTAAAGCAGATGAATTTATAAATAATAGTTTTACTATAAATATTCAGAAAATAGATAAATCTTTTGAATATGTTAGAATTTATTCTATACATAGAACTAGTATAGATAGTACTCCTTTATGTAAAATTATAGCTGATATAGATACATCAACATTAACTGGTAGAGTTGATGGTAGTAATACATATTATGATATAGTATTTACTGATACTGGTAATCTAGGTTCTGAAATAGACCCAACACTGTTATTATATATAGGTGGTGAAGAAATTTCAGCTAAAGCTATGACTTAGAAAGATAACACATTATTTTTAGGTAATATAGAAATTAAAAGAAAAGAAGTATCAATATATGATAGAGCTGCATTAAAAAATAAGTCTGAATATATAACAACAGATATTAAAACTATATAGTTAAATAATGAAGAAGAAGATTACTATAAATATGATGATTAGTTAATTTAGAATTTCTCAACATTTAAATCTGGAGAATATTATAGATTAGGTATCTAGTTATAGTATAAAACAGGTAAATGGTCAGACCCTATTTATATAACAGATTATTAGGTACCAGAAAATTAGAAACCTATAGTAACTATTTCAACAGAAGTAGGACATGAAGGAGAAAGAACTTTAAATTTAGTTACTCTTAAATGTAGTTTACCAGCAGTACTTGCCAATAGTTTTATTTAGGCAGGTTATAAAAGAGTTAGGGGTGTTGCAGTAATGCCATCTATACAAGATAGACATATTCTTACTTAGGGTATGATTTGTCCTACTGTATTTAATATTAAATCAAGAGCTACAAGTACTCCATTTGCATAGTCTTCTTGGTTTATAAGACCTAATTCAGCAATAAATATTACATCTAATGTTAATGATTCTAATATTAATAATGGTGCAATAGCTGAATTTAGACATAACAAAGTTCTTATTAATGGTTAGAGAGGTGTTGAATTATAGGGCATTAATGCTGAAAAATCAGATGTAGTTACTGTAAATAAAGATTTAGCATTAACAACTAATGCTTTTTATGTAGATTAGTCTATAATAACTATGCATTCTCCTGATATAGAATTTGATACTAGATTAAATTCTATGGATTTCTCTGATTACAAATTTAGAATTGTAGGACTTATTAATTTTACATCTAGTATTGGTGATATAGATTTAACTACATCTTCAACTACTATAAATAAAAATGCTCCAGGTTTTATACATAGAACTCTTGGAATTAAAAATAGAAGTAGTTTAGCTGATAGAAGTTTAGTAGCTGGTATATTTTATGTAGATAGTGTAGTAAATAAAGACACAGACACTTATAAAGCACTCAATAGTAAGTATAGAGGTTGGATGATTTATCCTTGGCAATCTAGTGGTTCTTTAACTAATGATATAAAAAGACCTGATGGAAGTACTACATCTTCTGTATTAAAAAGAAAAGTAATATCTAATCTTAAATACTCAGCTTTTAATACTTGGTTACCAACAATATGGAATGCAGAAGTAGAAAGTCCATATGGTAGTGGTGTTACTACTCCACAATTATTTAATAGTAATGAGATGCAACTCACTAGAATACCTACTCCTAAAAATTCTGATATAAGTAATATTAATTATTATGGTAATGTAGATACAGTATTATTAGGTAGTTGGGAATATAAAAAGTGTACTGGTGAAGTTAGTAATATAAATGATGTTTTTGAATAGAATACTTCTGGAAATTATGCTGTAGAAAGTGTAGATGCTAGTATGAAAGATACTGTTATATCTTCTGTAAGATTGAAATATAAATCAACTCCTCATTTAGTATTTTCTTTTAATTATTCTACTACTACAGGTTCTTAGATAATACTACCAACAGTTAAAGATTCTGCAGGTAATACTCTTAATCCTATAAGTAGTAATATAAAACCATTTTGGTTTAATAGTGCTTCTAATATTCCAACAAGTTCTCTTTTAAATATTAAAGTTGCTACTGGTACATTACCTGCTGCATCATATACATATGTGGGATAGTATTGGTATTACAATAATTCATTATGGTTAGGTACTGAGATATGTGTTCCAGACCCTAATAATAGAGAAGGAGAACTTATATGTACTCCAGAATGGGAGATTGTTGAAATAGATGTATTTAAATCTATGATATTATATGACAGTTCTACTAATACATACTATAAAGTAACCAGTAATTCAACTACAGAAAGTGTAACTTTAGAAGTATATAGTACTGGTTCTTCAGATATATATTATCATATATCACAAGATGTATTAAATACTAGGGTAGATTATCCATATTTATTCTTAGGAGAACTGTATAAAGAAGTAAATACTAATACCATATTTGGTGGACAATCTGATGATGCTATAAAAAATAATCTATGGATACCTGTGGGAAAAGCTGTTAATTTAGTACCTAATATTATTAATACTATAACTTATGAATATGGTGATACTTGGTATACTAGATATGATTGTTTAAAAACATATCCATATACTAATGAGGATGAAAATAGTGTTGTTGAAATAGGGTCTTTTATGTGTGAATCTAGAATTAATATGAATGGTAGATGTGATAGAAATATAGGTTAGGTATCTAATTTAAATATGAGTCCTGTCAATTTTAATCTACTAAATTCAATTTATTCATAGAATGATAATTTCTTTAATTACAGAGTATTGGATTCTGATTATTATAAACTTAATAAGTTTGTAAATACAGTAACTTGGACTAAGGAGAAAACATTTAATTCAGATATAGACTTATGGACTAATATTACTATGGCTAATACTTTAGACTTAGATGGTAATAAAGGAGATATAACTTCTATTAATTTATTTAATAATGAGTTATTCTGTTTTTAGAAGAGAGGATTTAGTAATCTATTATTTAATTCAAGAGTTTAGATTCCAGCATCAGATGGTATTCCTATAGAAATTACTAATGGTTTGAAAATGTAGGGTAAAAGATATATAAGTAATAATGTAGGATGTGAAAATAAAAGGTCTATAGTAGAAACTCCAACAGGATTATATTTTATAGATAATGAGGGACAATCAATTTATAAGTATACTGGTCAATTAGAGAATATATCTGACCATTTAGGATTCTCTACATGGGTTAAAGAACAATGTACTAAGGGTAATAATTTTATTAATTTCTATGATAAGAACAATAGAGATATATACTTCACTACAGAAGATTCTTGTATATGTTATTCTGAAATAATTGGTTAGTTTACATCATTTATGAGTTACTATGGTATAAACACTATGTTCAACTATCAGGATAATTTATATTCACTATATGGTACTAGCACTGGTAAATATCTATGGGAACATTTTACAGGAGATTATAATATAATATATGGAACTTATAGACCATATAGTTTAACAATATTCTCTAATAGTAATCCTTCTTTAGATAAGACTTATAGTACTATAGATTGTAGAGCAGATATGTGGAATAATGATAAATTATCAGATTATTTTCCATTTGATAAACTAGAAATATCTAATGAGTATCAAAATGCTGAAAGTATTTTAGTAAACTCTAAAAACAGTTCTTCAAGTCTAAAGAAGAAATTTAGAGTTTGGAGAATTACAGTACCTAGAGATTATTCTAATGGTAGAGATAGAATTAGAAATACATGGGCTAAAATAACACTTAGTTCATCTAATGCAGATATTAATAAAATGTAGTTACATGATTTAGTAGTTAATTACTATATATAATTAAAAACTATATATAACTCAATGAAAATATAGCCTTTATATAAATAAATATGTTTATATATAGGCTATTTTTCTTTTATTATGTTGTATAACTCATAGATTTTTTGTAACTATGCACAATTAAATAATTTATATAAAGTCATGACTAAAAGAAGAAAATATAAATAGTCTAATTAGTTAAATCATTTTGATGATGGAGGACCACTAGATTGGAGTAATCCTTTTGCAGGTGGTATGAAAGGTGGATTAGGCAAAACACTTGTAGGTGTTGCTGGACAGGCTGGTGGTATAGCTGGAAATGCTATATCTGGAGGATTATCTTCTGGAGCAGGAAATACTATGAATGCTTTAGGTGATGTTGCTTCTGCAATACCAGGACCTTGGGGAGCAGTTGCTTCTGCAGGACTTAAAGTTATTGGAGGTCTTACTAATGCTGCATTTGGTACTAAGACTAATACAGCAGAATTAAATAAAGCAAATAGTGGTACATTACAATTAAATAGTTTTAATAGTACAGCTTCTAGTTTTGATAAATTAGATACTCAAGGACCCACTGTATCAGATATAGGTAAAGTATATTCAGGAGGTTGGTTTTCTGGAAATAAAGCAAGAAGAAAACAAGATGCATTAGAAACTTAGAGATTAGCTGCGCTTAATTATGCACGAGGTAATATAGAAAATAATATTGAAAATATACAACAAAATCAATTAGATACTATGGTAACTAATTATGCAGCAAATGGTGGTAAGATATATATTAAACCAGAGAATATAGGTAAGTGGCATCATGCATTTGGTGGAGGATTAAATACTAATGGTGCTGATTTCACTAATGGTTCTATGTATATAGAGAATGGTGGAACTCATGAACAAAATCCTAATGAAGGTATTCAAATAGGTGTAGATGATTAGGGTATTCCTAATTTAGTTGAAGAGGGTGAACTAATATATAATGATTATGTATATAGTGCAAGAACTAAAGTACCTAAGAGTTTTAAAGAAAAATACAAATTAAGTGGTGATAAATTAACATTCGCAGAAGCTGCTAAAAAGTTGCAAAAAGAATCTGAAGAAAGACCTAATGACCCAATTAGTAAGAATGGTTTAAATGCATCAATGACAGCATTGGCTATGAAACAAGAAGATATTAGAGAAAATATGTAGAATAAACAAAAGAATAATTAGTTTGCAATAGGTGGTTTTAAAAATGCTCCTTCTTTCGCTTATATGAGTGATGCATTAAAAAGTGCATTGTCAGGTACACAGCCAAAAATATTTTATCCACAATTTTCACATGACCCTGTTAAACAACCAAAAAAATATAAAGTATCAAAAGCAAAAACTGCAAATACTAAAGTTGAACCTATAAATACTAAAGTTGAAACTGCACCAAATTTAATTACTACTCCTGAGAAAGTTAATCTAACTAGTATGGCTAGTAAACCAAATGTTACACAAGATTTAAATGTTAAACCTATCAGTAATTTATTTCCTTCTAGTTATAACTACAATAATAACCACAATAATGATGAAGAATCTGATGCTTCATTCTTGAGATATGCTCCTGTATTAGGTTCTATGGTTGGTTTAGGACAATCTTTAATGAGTAAACCAGATTATAGTAATGCTGATAAAATTGAAACAGCTGCATAGAGAGTATCTGATTTTACTCCTGTAAAATCTACTCCTTTAGGTAATTATTTAACTTATAATCCATTTGATATAAATGCTGCTACTAATAAATTAAGTGCATCAGCTTCTGCTACTAGAAGAGCATTAACAAATATAAGTGGTGGTAATAGAGCTAATATTCAAGCAGGTTTACTTGCTACAGATTATAATACTCAAGGTTAGTTAGGTGATTTATTTAGAAAGTCAATAGAGTATAATAATCAAAGGCAAGCACAAGTTGAAGAATTTAATAGAGCTACTAATCAATATAATAATTAGTCAGATTTACAAGCTCAAATGGTTAATCAAGAAGCACACTTTAAAGCTGGGCA